GGTTGGTATGAACTCCATGACAGAGAGTTGGATTCTAAGTCTGGCATCTCTTCCAAAACAATTGCAACACTAGAAAAGAATCCACAAGTATTGGAGTCTGGCAAACGTATTGCAGAGTATATTCTTAAGAATAACTCTAATCTTGCGGGCGCTCAGGCAGAGCAATATGGCCGTGCATCTACCAAACTAACTAAGTTTTGGACTTCATACGGTGCATCAAACAAAACCCCTAAGACAGACATTCTAATTGGTAACATGCGTTTCTCATTGAAGATTGGTATGGCACAACTTATGTCTGGTGGTAAAGCGGAGTCAATGGCGACTTTCTATGCCGCACTAAAGAATTCCCAACAAACACTATCAGAAGACCCACAGTTCCAAAAGGTAAATGAAATTTTGGAATCCTTTGTGGAAGCATCTCTTGCGCCTGGCCAATTGCGTGGTATAATCAAGTCTGGTGAGAATGAGGTTGTGAACGCTGGTGAAGCGGCACACAAACAATGTATGGCAGAGATGGGTAAACTATTCGAACAGTCTCGTGAATTCAAGATTGCATTTGCTCGTGAAGCAATGTCTGGTTTTGAAAAGTTCGGTGAGAACGCAGACGCTGCCGCAGAGTATATGTTGGTTGCATCACATGATGGTTCTAGCGTAAAGATTAAGAGTGTATACGATGATGAGTATTGTGCATCTATCGCTGATAAGATGAAACTACAGGCACGTTTCAAAACATCATCTCGTAAACTTAAAGGTAAGAAGACAGGAGAATATAACTTCTGGAGCGTTATCTCACTTATCGTTGATGCGATGGATGAAGATATCGAAGCGTATAATAACGGAGAAATTCTCACTGAGATTCGTTTCTTCAAAAACCTCACTGCAAAGGTAAAAGGATTTTTCAGTAAGACATGGAAGAAAGCATCTGCATTCTTCAAAAAGGGTGCATATTCAATGATGAAGTTTTTGGGTGCAGAACCCGATGTGAGCCATAAAAAGGACATTTCTTTTGATTAATTTTAGTTCATATCTGAAAGAAGACAAGGCAGGCAAGAACCTACACTTGGAACATATCGAAGATGAAATTCTCAACTTTGGTGTTGAAGGTGGACGTGCTGCAATTAACTTTGTTCGTTCTTTGAGAGACATGTTAGCTGGTGCCTCTCGTTCATCTGTAAATATGACAGTGAAGTGGGATGGTGCGCCTGCAATCTTTGCTGGAATTGACCCATCTGATGGGAAGTTCTTTGTTGCAAAGAAATCGGTATTCAACGTCAATCCTAAACTCTACAAAACTGTTGCAGAGATTGATGCAGACTTGAGTGGACAACTCAACTCCAAGTTTAAGGTTGCGCTTGCAGAGTTCTCTAAGTTGGGAATCAAAGGTGTTCTACAAGGAGACTTGATGTTCACTGATGATATCGAAACAGATACGATTGATGGAGTCAAGTATTACACATTCCAACCAAANACAATCGTATATGCTGTTCCAGTGGACTCAGAGTTTGGTANACAACTCAAGACNAAAAAGATTGGTGTNGTGTGGCACACCACATATACTGGTAGTGACTTGCAATCTATGAAGGCATCTTTTGGTGCAAACATTTCTGGATTGAAAGACGTTCCTAGTGTTTGGATGGATGATGCAACATACAAGGATGTTTCTGGTAAGGCAACGATGACAGAGAAGGAGACAGAGGTTGTCACTTCACACTTGTCTGAGGCTGGTAAGACATTTAGAAAGATTAACTCTTCACTACTTAAAAGTTTCCTTAACATCCAAGAAGGATTTACTGGAAACCTCGCTGGTGCATCTTTGAAGACTTACAATAATAGTAAAGTCAGAGAAGGTAAACCAATTTCAAATCCAAAGAAACACGCACAAGATTATCTCAAGTGGGTAGAATCTGCATTTAATAAAAACATTGACAAACTCAAGACTCCTAGTAAAAAAGAAGAACTTGAAGTTAAAAAGAAAGAGATGTTGCGTGAACTAAAGAAACATGTGGCTAATTTAGGATACATTATTGAGTTTCAGAACCATCTCGTTCAGGCGAAGATGGGTATTGTTAAGAAACTAAATAGTGTTAAGCAATTGACTGGCACGTTTATTCGCACATCAAATGGTTTCAAAGTGACTGATGCAGAAGGTTACGTTGCAATCGACAGAGTATCTGGTGATGCAGTCAAACTAGTAGACAGAATGGAGTTTAGTTTCAATAACTTCACTGCAATCAAGGCATGGGACAGATGAAGTCATTCGATGAGTTAGAAGAAACAAGAATTGGAACGATTGAAAAAATTAAAGAGTGGATCTGAGGAATGAAAAGTTTTAAAGAAATAAGAGAAGCGAAGGAAAAGGTTGCCGTCTTCACATTTGGACGTTTCAATCCCCCTACTACTGGACATGAAAAACTGATTGAAAAAGTGGCGTCTGTTGCAAAACAGAATAACGCTCAGTATTTCGTTTACCCTTCTCATTCTCAGAACGCAAAGAAAGACCCTCTTCCACATTCCAAAAAGATTGCATACATGCGAGCGATGTTTTCATCACACAAGAAGAACATCATTGCAACAAAAGAAAGAAATGTTTTTGAAATCGCAACAGGACTTTACAAGAAGGGATTCTCTTCTGTAATTATGGTTGTTGGTTCAGATAGAGTCCAAGAGTTTGAGGCACTATTGAACAAATACAACGGTGTTGATGGTAGACATGGACTTTATGATTTCACAAACATCTCTGTTGTATCAGCGGGTGAACGTGACCCAGATGCAGAAGGTGTAACTGGTATGTCTGCNTCTAAGATGCGTGCTGCAGCTGGTTCTGGTGATTTCGAGCAGTTCAAGTTGGGACTTCCAAAAGGTTTCAAAGATGCACAAAAACTATACAATGATGTTCGTAAGTTTATGGGTATCAGAGAATCTTTTGTTGCACACGAAGAAATTTTGACAGAAGAAGATGTATTCAGAGATTTGTATATTCGTGAAGAGATTCTAAATGTTGGTGATGAAGTCACTGACTCTTATACTGGAGTCTCTGGTAAGATTATTCGTAGGGGAACTAACTACGTTACTTTTGCAGAAGACGATGGAACCACACATAAGAAGTGGTTGTATGAATTGCAAGAGATGACAACTGGACAGTTGATTAAACATGTCATGGCAAAGTCTGTAAAGAAGAAGGGTTATGATAAAGCAGTAGAAGTTCTCAAAACAGTTATTGACAGAAAAATGAAAGAAACTGGCGGCAAGTTGAAACATGATATTGGTTACTATGCTGCTGTAGTTGGTAAGACTATCAACGGTATTGATGCAAGAGAACTTTCAAAGGCATTTGCAGATAAGTATCCTAAACTTGCAGAAGATTGTTGGGATGGATTCAAACAAGTTGGAATGAAAAAGAAGGATGGGAAAGATGTTCCCAACTGTGTTCCAGAAGGTAAACAAGACAAAGAGATTAAAGATAGAGAAGGAACTCAACCAGCGAAGTATTATGCAAAAGATGCTGAGGGTGACGATATGGCAAAGTCAACCAAACAGGCTCGTGCAAGACACTTTGAGAAGGGTGCAGAGAAAGATGACGATGATGATTCGGCATACAAACCAGCGCCAGGCGATAAGTCTGCAAAGACTAAACCATCTCAATACACAAATAAAATGAAGAAGAAGTTCCCAGACTTGTATAAAGAAGAACTAGAAGAAGATGCAGATAAGTCTCTTGCAAAGAAAGCAGAGAAGTCTGGCATCTCAGTTTCGATTCTAAAGCAAGTCTACAAGAGAGGCGTTGCCGCATGGAGAACTGGACATAGGCCAGGCACAACTCCAGAGCAGTGGGGACACGCAAGAGTGAACTCATTCATTACAGGTGGTAAAACACGAACAACTGCCGATGCAGATTTGTGGAAGAAACATAAAGGTAAATCTGAGGAGATAGAAGACCCTCGTGAAATCGGCACAGANGCCAGAAGGGAGACAACTCAGAAGATGACGCCAGGACAAGACATTAAAAAGTTCTCAGAACATGTAAACTGTGGAACTCCAGATTGTTGTAATCAGTGTGAGACTTCTAGTTTAATCGAATCTAACCAATATCGTGTAGGTTCGGAGAAGTATTTCGAATTCTTCCAAGAGAAGAGAGATGCATACCAAGTGGGTGCATTGAATCCTGTAGGGTTCGACAAAGAACTGCTAGAGGGCGACATTGGTAAGTTTGATTACTATCAAGGACAACCAGTTCCATTGGATTGTCCTATGATGTTTGAAGANAAGGATGTAGAACTTAACAAACCAAAAGTTGGTGGGCCTAAGAAGTATTATGTTTATGTCAAAGACCCCTCAACTGGTAATGTGAAGAAAGTCACATTTGGTGATACATCTGGATTGAAAGTCAAGTTGGATGACAAAGAAGCAAGAAAGAACTTTGCTGCAAGACATAATTGTGACCAACAAAAAGACAAGACGAAGGCAGGATACTGGAGTTGTAACCTACCTCGTTATGCAAAACAACTTGGTTTAAGTGGTGGAGGAAACTTCTTTTGGTAATGCCATACACACAAGTTGTTGAGAGTGATTATCTAATGCGTGAATTCTCAGAGTCAGTCGAAGACGCAGAGTTAGTCTGGCACAGAGATAAGATGGATAGAGAAGTCACCGTAATACAGGGAGAGGGTTGGAAATTACAAATGGACAACGAACTTCCTAAAAAAATGGTTGTAGGAGAATCCTACAGAATTCCAGCAATGGAGTATCACAGACTAATTAAAGGAAAAGGGAATCTGTTAATCCAGATTGAGGAAAAAGTAAAATGACAAGATATTCAAACACAATGAGCGAAATCCTTGCTGGTATTCGTGGTAAGAATCTTCATGAAGCACCAGAGGACAAGATGCCTGCATCCCCAGATGAGGGTTCTATGGCAATGGATCAACTTGAGTTTATCAAGTATGCCGCAGATGAAATCATGCAACACATTCAAGGTGGTGGTGAATTCCCAGAATGGATGCAGAACAAGTTGTCTGGCACACATGAGAAAATGAAGGGACTTCATGCAAATATCGACCATGACAATGTGGAAGATATGGATGAAGCAGTTCTCGCTGGACGTGACTACAAAGTCAAAGATGGCAAAGTTCATATCTCAAAGGCAAACTTCAAGAAAGTTTCAAAAGATTATAAGAACGATACCAAAGGTAAAGAACGTATGGTGGTTCTTGATCCAAAGACTCAGGCGACTACTTCAATGCCTGTTGTATTTGAAGAAGTTGAACTAGAAGAAGGCAAATCATCTACTGGTTACGAACTCTATCACAGAGACTTCTCATCTGCAATGCAACATGCATATGACTTTGCAAAGAGAAAGTTTAAGATTGCAGTCAAACCAGAAGAGATTGATAACAAGGTTGCAAGTGGGCCTCGCAAACCATCTAAAGGTAAGACTAACACTTATCGTTTGGAAGGTGACAAAGGTGCAATCCATGTTCAAGTCTATGGTATGGACAACGGTAAGTATGAGTTGAACATGTATAAAGAGTCTGTAGACTTGGAAGAGGGCGCCTTTGGCGAACTACAGATTGTTGCAAAAGACCTTGCGAAGTATGCCGCAAAAGACAAGAAGAGTATGGACTATAAAGACTTCATGAAAGCAGCAGCGATGATGAAGACGGGTAAAGTCAAGGAACTTGGTAAGTTCACTATGGACTTGGACACAGAACCAAGAGACAAGATTATCGACATGGTGAAAGGTGCAGTTGGTAAATCTGCCGCAGAAAAGATGTTCAATGTCACTATCAGAGAAGAAGTTGAACTAACAGAGAAACTAAAAGTCTCTGATGGTTTGGGTGCATGGATTGATGACTTCAAGAAATCAGACGCTCCACAGTTCAAGGGTAAGTCTGATGAAGAGAAGAAGAACATGGCAATCGCTGCATTCACAGATGCTGGCGGTAAACTAGAATCTGTTAATGAGGAAGAAGAACCTCAAAAACCAGATACGGCGAAAGCAGTAGATCAGGGTAGAGAAGACAAAAAGAAAACTCGTATTGCCCAGTTGCAGTTGCAGATTGCAAAGGCACAAG